ACTATCCTAAATTCCCAAAAACCATGGCACAGTGCCACGCGAGATTTGCCCCCCCAACCCCCCAAGGGGGGCTAATTTTTCACGATATGAATCAGTATAATTTTATACCATGTCGAATCAATCGTACTGTGACTATCATAATTTAATTCACTGTAGTTGGATTATGTGCCCTAAATGCTTTGATACTCTTTTATCAATACTTAGAGCTCACTGTACTAACGAACAAGTAAACCAAATTTTACACATTTTACTAGGATCAGGATCATGCCCGTCACCAGAGCAGAACGAAAGCGAGCAATGCAATTCCTCGCAAACAGATTCCGAGCAGGAACTATCATGCGACGAGGATTCTTGGGCTTGCACTCTCTCCGACAACGCAACCGATTGGCAAAAGGATTACCAAGAAGAAGAACCTCTACCCAATGGGCAATTACCCAAGAACACCGAGGATACTCAAGACATCCCGCAGATGAAGTTATTCGATCTAATCGACAAGAGAGAAGAAGAATGGTGGCCAGACGCTACGCAGGAGTCTCGACTAGAAGCATGTCGAGACTACGCTAACATGGCCCACGACTTAAAAAAGCTAACGCTTGAAAGACAACAACATGTAGAAGAACAACAACATGATTTTATTCACAACTTAGTTGATTGGTCAGAATATATACTTGACAAAATAATTGATTAACTAAACTACCTAATTTGCACCACCAAAACCTGTTTGAATCTGATTTGTATCAGGATTAACGAATGCTTGCTGGAGTCCAGTAAGATCATATACTGTTGAAAACGTAGCCATATTACTAAACTTAATCGGTCTAATAAATTTACGACCTTGATATGTCTGACTGCGTTTAGCAACCCATGCAAAAGCATGATCAGATGTTGTAACATCAGCACCAGTTGTTACTACTGTACCATTTACAACTTGACCTTTAGAAATGATCATAATCCAATAATCAATACCTGGAATTCTTGAATAATTATCTAAATCCTCCCAATCCACAAGTCTGTTCATATTTTTCACAAACGCATACTTCTGACTACTTCCAGGAGTTAACTTAAAGGACTTTTTATCCACAACTTTGAAATATTTATTCCAAAATCTGCCTGCCTGGCCTTTGTATGGCCTATCGCCAAGAGTATACGGATTAACAGCATAAGTAACAGATGTTACCAAAGGATCAGCAGCTATTGCAGGATCCTCAAAATTACCCACCAATGCAGCAGTTTGATTGGCACTAATCCAACACTGCCAAGGATTTTCCTGATAGGAATTCGTATTATTAATATCAGTCAATCTACGAGGAGTTACCATCAATACTTCGAACTCCGCAGAGGTATTTCCAGTATTTACAATAGTATCTGAATAACTAAACTTCAACTGCTTCATCTTAATTCCGGTCTTTTGCCACCAAGCATTAATGCTTCCACCCGCATCAGCGGAAGGAACCTCATCCATCATGCCATCAGGCAACGAATTAACTAACGTTGACGTATACACATCTCTAGCTTTCATTGTAGCCTCACGCATATTATTAGTACTTTGAACATGTTGATGATATACATGTTGCAACCCATCAAACCCCATTTTACCAGTAGTAACGGTTGATGATCCATAATCTTTTGGATTTAAGCCAACAGTATTCACAGAACCTCTATCCGCATGAAGAATACTAAAGGCAGGATATTGATTATTGGACAACTTATCGGAAAAAGTCTTATTCTTCTTTCTTTTTCCAACTACAGTTACTAACGAAGGATTATACCCTTCTCCAACCATCATAGAAGGAGCGCTACGAAACAAACGCTTCTTAGCCCGCTTTAATCTCATCAGCGAAACTCTCTTGCGAGAAGACTTAACAGGTGTGTATGGCATCGGCATTTTAATTTAATTATGTTAAAAGTCCGCTAACAACTCATCTAATATATCACCAAAATCCTCCTCCCTTTGTCTTTTTTCACCTACTTGAGGTGGAACAAACGTTGGTACATACTGTTCCAAAGGAGGTGGGTCTACATGTCCACCAAACAAATCAAAAGGCATATGACCTTCTACATAAGGCTCAGACACATGAATCACCTTAAATCTACGATATATAGCATCCCTAGTTGGAGCATCCAACCATATTTCATCAGGGCGATACTGCGATGTTACTATAATCGTAGAAGGCCGAATACACAATCCACCTCCTTTATTTTCACATGTAAACGAGTATCTATCGGCCCATCGTTTCAGATAATGAAACAAACAAGCATGAGAAGGATCAAAGTCATCTAGCAGAACATGCTTTTCACCTTGATAACCATCCCACCATTTGTTTATCAACTTATCAAAAAGGCCCGGCCATACATGACGCGCCATCCTTGATTTTCCAATACCAGATTTACCATGAATCCAAACACCACATACATCATTAAGATCATTCGGTTTATTCATGTAATCCTTCTTAATAGCAGTCAAGGATTTGTAACAACGAATAAAAATATCACCAGGAATGTCCTCTAATTGGCCTTCCATAGCTAAACGCTTTGCATCCTCATACCTTTCCACTTCCATATCACCCTTTTCCTTTTGCGACAAAGGTGGAGTACCTTTCTGAAATACAACAGCATTTTTTCCAAAATTAACGCCATCTACACCATGATCTTCCCACTCTTGATGGCTCTGTTCGCCTTTCTTACAATAATCAATCGCCTTCTCCATATGACGACACACCTCTAAATGAACACGTTCAGGGAACAACGATTTAACACCATTAAACACCCTAGGGTTCTTAAAATAAACAAATCCTTGCAAATGGGGAGTACCGGACGCACCAACCTCCTTACCATAAACAATATACTTACATTCAATTGCATTGACCCTATCTACTTCTGCAACAGTCCAATTATTAAGGGTAAATACCCAATCTCTACGTTTAACGTTATCTCTATCCATGTTTGAATTGATTTATACACACAAGAAGAAACGTAAACTATAACCACCACAGCGTCCCAGAAATCAAGATCTTTTTCTAGGAGGTGCGTCCCAGAATCTCGGAACACTAGGTCTCCGGTAATACTATGCGGAGACCATGTGTTCCACACTATCCTAAATTCCCAAAAACCATGGCACAGTGCCACGCGAGATTTGCCCCCCC